TTACTATTGTGATCTATAAGGAGATTCTTGAGTTCATTTCATTAATTTTAGGACTTTCGCAGATGGCTTTTATAGCTTACTTTGTCTCTGAAAAATTACAATTAAACATAAAACAATGATAACACTACATGAATTAAAAACAGACCCGAAGTACCGGGAAATGACAAGGGATGAACTTGCCGGAATTATTCGTAATAACAACGAACTTTATTACGCTATTACTGGGGTTTTATCATCTGGAAAAACTGAAACCATGATTGAATACTTCAAACAAAACCCACTACCCGAACCAGACAACCTAATTGAAGATATTGAATCCCAAGTAAAAGAATTACGAAAAGCCTTTAATCGTGGTGAGAGATTGACCGGCCTAGATATGCTGGTTAAGTACGGTATTATGAACTACAAAGGCCGGGTTTTCAATCTTAGAAATGACCAGGTTGACCCAATGCCAATAATTACAGAAATGATTGTCTTGCCAAATAAAAAGCGGGTGGGATTGTATTATCTTAAAACTAAATAAAATGGACGTAAAAATTAAAGACAGAGAAGAAGAAATTGAGTATCTAAGAATGGCACTCAATATGTGTGAACTTCCGGTCAATTATACGCAGGTTGATTTGATTATTGAAGTCGTAAAAGAGACCGAAAAACTTAAAGGGAATTTTTCAATAAAAGACGGTGTTAAAATACATCACGGTTGGAGAAATAAATGGGATGCTTATTTCGAGGACTTAAAAACAGAAAAGTCATGACGCCCTACATAATGCCTGGAACCTTGCCAATATCGGAACATAAAATAATAGACATTGCTTGCGAGTTAAGTGGAGTATCAAAAGAAGATTTAACCGGAAATTCAAGAAAAAGAATATATGTCATTCCTCGCCACGTTGCTATGTATTTCATCCACAAAACCCATCCTAAGTACTCATTGGAACAGATAGGATGGATGTTTAACCGAGGGCACGCAACTGTTATAAGCGCGCTTAAAGGAGTTGAGACCATAAAAGATAGGGATTTAAACGACTTAACTAAAAAAGTAGGAGAACGAATAAAATCAAATAATTTAGTATCTTTGAAACAATTAAATATAAAACAATGTTAAACCAAGTAAATTTAATCGGTAGAGTAGGTCAAGACCCAGAACTCAGAAACACCGGAGAGACAAAAGTTGTAAATATATCTCTTGCAACATCCGAAAAATGGAAAAACAAAGCAGGTGAAACCCATGAGAAAACAGAATGGCATAGGCTTGTATTCTGGGATAAACTCGCTGAGATCGTAAACAAATACGTTCAAAAGGGTTCATTGATCTACGTATCCGGAAAACTCACAACCGAAAAGTATCAAGACAAAGACGGCCGGGACGTTTACACTACAAAGATTCAAGTCAGAGATATGAAAATGTTAGGTGGGAAATCCGAACAAAAAGAACCAAGCGAACCCGAACGGGAATATTCCGGGACCGTTGGAAATCATGTAGATTCACCGTCTTATGATTCTAAAAGTGAAGATGATGACCTTCCGTTCTGATAACTGACTGTAAATCAATATATTAAAGCAAAACGATTATTGATAATAAGGACATCTTAACCCTCGCATCAGATCATAACTGGTGGGGAGTAAAAGCCAAAGATAACGATATTCAAGAACAATTGTTTGATAGCGAAACCCAGTTTCAAATTGAAAATGAATGGGATGCTGAAGAAATTATGGTTCTTGTTGATTTGTTGGGAATTGATAACGTTGATATTTGAGCTATGACAAACGGTTTGGCTATGTTTTGAAGCCGACAGAGATAAAGACAATTTGAAATATAAACATAACAAAGGCTTTTAAATATAGCTTTTGTTACCAACTTTTAAAAATTATGGTGAATCAAGACGGAATCGAACTAAAGGAAGGAATGAAAGTAAAAGGATGGATAACTTTCAGACGAAGTTACGGCAGAATAGGAGATAAAGATATTGAAGGAACGATAGTTGAGTGGGATAAGCAACTTTTCGTCCAAAGTAAAGCAGAACCAACAAAATTTTACAAACTGTCAAAATTTGCACATAACTGGTTAACACAGCCAGAAGTTGCGATGCTCGAAGTACAGCAGTAATAATTTTTTATTGTTGGTAACGGATGGCAATATGAAATCGTGCTGGATTACGTAGGCACGAACCCATCGAACCGTTTCAATGTTGATATGAGAACAAATATTTAATAACCGCACAAAGCCCAGCATGTTTTATATTGCGTGTTGTGCGTAGTGCTTTAATAATCAGATAAATGAAAATAGAAATCGAAATTAATGAGCAGGATTTAAAAGACTTAAAAGCTGTTAGAAATTACTTTGGAGAACACGATAAAACAATGTTTGAACATAAAGCTTATGCTGTACTCGATAAATTTTATAAAAAACTAACTCAAATAAAAAAATGAACTACTTTGAAAACATGCAAACTGACCAACCGTGTTATGGTACTTTGCGAATAACAAATCCACGAACTTTAGATATGTGGAAGAAAACAGGTAAATATCAAAAACTTATTGATGATGGTTATATTTATGCAAAAGGTTGTGGACGTTTCAGAACGGAAGTTTGCACTTGCAGTAAATGTCGGAGTGCTTCTTAGCATTACGCACAACACAAAAATCTATGCCGTTTTAATGGCATAGATTGACTGTTATCGGACGTTTTAATGTCCGAAATACTTAGTTAGTGAAATTTAAAAACAAAAACCATGAAGCAACCTGCTGTTAGTAACAGTACTGACAAATACCACTGAAAATGAAAAGAGTACAAAGAAAGAGAACAAAAGGCTGGAAGATGCCAGAAAATACAGTTTATGTTGGCAGACCTACCAAGTGGGGAAATCCAATAAAACTTGAAGGTGATATGATTTACATAAATGCCAGTTACCGAAGAAAAATATTAGACCCGTGGGTTTATCATAACCAGGGAGATATTGACGATGTATTATATCTTTATTGGCATATTTTGAAAGGAACACAATTTAAAGATGTTGATTTACAATACTGGTCTGATAGATTTAAAGAAAATGATATTGAAGAATTAAGAGGAAAAGATTTAGCTTGTTTTTGTTCTCTTTCTTCTAAATGCCACACAGATATTTTAATCGAAGCACTGACATAGTATTGTTATGGTTTCGTGCTTTATTATATGTCTAATTTTAAACTAATTATAAATGAAAAAAGCAAAAGAGCACGCAAATGAATTGGTAGTTTCCTATTCAGATGCAATTATGAATAAAAATTGGGATATTTTTAAAACCAAAATATCTGATGTGTTTTTTGAGGTTGCAGTAAACGAGGTTAAAGAACTCCAAAAAGCAAGGAACATTAAACTCGATACTGGATTAATTCCAATATTTAAAGACCAACGAGCAAAATATGGCTCTATTTGTAAAATTGTAAACACTGTTAAAGCTGATTTACTTTCAATTACAGACTTTGACGAAGTTATAAAAGAAATTCATCCTAATATTTACGACTGGTATGTGTCGGAGGTTTTAGCATGAACCATAACACAAAAATCTATTCCGTTTTAACGGCATAGATTGACTTTCAAAATATATAATCGAATGTCAAAAATAAAAACCATGAAGCAAATAATTTTAACGGACAGACCAGTATATTTAGGAAGGAATTGCCCATATTGTGGAAGTAAAAAGACTTATACAACATGTTATATTAACCTCGGAGCACCTAACATTAAATGTAAGAATTGTAGGAAAGAGTACTATGTTTCTCCAGAGCATAAATTAGATATTAAATAATAAAACAAAAATCATGATACTATCTATTTTAACTCCAATTTTGGCCTTATGGGCTATATTGAAAATTATCCGTATTGAATTAATGGAAAAATGATTATCTTTGTATAAAAATAACCTGAAAAATGGTTTATAAATACGTTGCGTTTGACATTTTAGGTTTAAAAACTGTGAATAAACTGTGAAAATATGGCAAATGAAGAAAATCTGAAACCTTTCAAAAAAGGGAAGGATGAACGCCGAAATTTAAAAGGACGTCCCCACATATTGCCAGACCTAAAAGAAGCAATTGCTAAAATTTTATCCGAAGAAACAGACGGTAAAACAGCACTTGAAGAAATATTAGCAGCGTTACGATTGAGAGCTAAAAAGGGAGATGCAAGAGCGGCGAAAGAATTGCTTGATCGTGGTTTCGGGAAGTCGCAGCAGAATATTGATCTTACCACAAAAGGTGAACCTCTAAAAATAAAATGGGGAGATCGTGAATTAGAAATATGATGGAATTAACCCAAAAGCAAACCGAAGCAATGGAGGCAGTCGCTTCCGACAAATTCAGTTTTATTCTTTATGGAGGAGCCATTCGCGGCGGTAAGACATTTTGGGGACTGACATCACTTCTGATTCTTTGCCGTATTTTCCCCGGTTCACGTTGGTGCGTTATCCGGGAAGACATGGAGAAAATACGCACAACCACAATCCCATCATTCCGAAAACTTGAAGCGCCGGGCGAATTAAAACAAAGCCCGTTTGAATATCACCATCCTAACGGATCGGTGATTCTTTTCAAATCCGAAAATTATGCACAGGATAAAGACCTGGATTGGATGCGTGGCCTTGAAATAAACGGAATCCTATTTGAAGAAATGAACGAATGCCAACAACAGACATTTTATAAAGCCTTTGAGCGTGTAGGTAGTTGGGTGATACCAAAGGGGAAACCGCAACCAAAACCGGTAATAATTGCAACGTGTAACCCTACTTTCGGGTGGGTGAAAAACATCATTTACGATAGATGGAAAAATGGAACGCTGCCTGAAGATTGGAAGTACATCCCTGCAAAAATAACCGATAACCCACATTTGCCACAAGCATATATTGATAACCTAAAAAACCTACCTAAGTTTGAATACATGGTATTTGTAGAAGGGAATTGGGATATACAATTGAAAACTGGCGGTGAGTTTCTTCATGCTTTTGAACTATCAAAGCACGTCCGGAAAACCAAAATTGATGAATCTTTGACCTTGCACTTCTCAATGGATAGCAACGTTTATCCATATATAGCTATTTCTGTATTCCAGTTAATCAAAACAGATGACGGTTGGATATTAAAGCAAATCGACGAACTGCCAGCCATTGACCCGGAAAACTCCGCAGCCAGAGCGGGCAAAAAGATTGTGAAATATCTTCGAAAAGTTGGATACACACAAACCGTTTATTTATATGGCGACCGTAGCACCAAAGCACGAAACAATATTGACGAAGACAAGCGATCATTCTTTAAAATAATTGATGAAACGATAAAAAACGAAGGTTATACCGTTCAGGATAAAATGAAAAGTGCGCCGCCGGTTGCTTCAATCGGTGATTTTGTGAACGCTATTTTGGAAGGATCAATAAAAGGATTATCAATCGAAATCGGGGAAAATTGTAAAGTATCTATTTCAGACTACATAGAAACCAAGAAAGACAAAGACGGATCTATTCTAAAGAAACGAATTACAGACCCAAAGACTAAGGTAAGCTATGAGCCACACGGCCATTTGACAGACTGCTTAAAAGATTTTATACATCAGGCATTTAACAACGAATACAACCAATGGCTAAACAGATTCAATAATGCCGCTCCGATTCTGGGAAAAAATATTTCACATAATAGTTATTAATTTACTATATTTGTAAAACTAAATTTAAAACAATGGAAAAAGGAAAATTCATTTTGACAGAAATCGGGATTAACAGAACGCCGCCAAAACAAAAAATTGATAAGCATCTTAATGTATTTCTTGGGATGACTGAAGAAAGACTTTCTATTAATATTGAATACATTGGATTCGGAGATACTACCGGCATTAAATCTGAAGACGTGTACAATAAAATAGCATCAGTTTTGGGTGACGAATTAAAATTTTAATGCCAAAAAAACGCAACTAATTAAAAAATAATTACCTTTACATAAAAAAGTTATGGATAGTTTTGTTTTCATTGGCGATTATGCCCAACAAATCCAGTCTGACAACCTAAACCAACTGATAGGAAACAACACCGCAATCCTTGACAGAATCCAGTCAGCAGCGCAAGAAGAAATGGAATCATATTTGAAACAGAAATATGATGTTTCAACTGCTTTCACTCCGATTCTGAAATTTGACCCAGCGAAAACATACAACGCCGGGCAAACGGTTTACCTGGATGCGACCGCTTATGCTGCGACCGCTACTTATGCTCTAAATGCGCTGACACTGGAAGCCGGGAGCGTTTATCTTTGCAAGACTGCAATAACAGTTGCAGAAGCGTTCGATGCTGCCAAATGGACGCTATTAGGCGATCAATACGATACGTTCTTTGTAGCCTACCCACAAGCTAAGTTTGACAATAACGTGGTTTATGCAGTTGGCGATAATGTTTTCTGGAAAAACAAAGTCTATACGGCAAAGATCGCGACTCAACAAATGGACCATGAAGCAAAGTTGCAAGTTGATCAGGCCGCGACGCCTTCAATCGTAAACATATTCCCGGATGACAAAAAGGACGGTGTAAAATATTGGGGTGCCGGAACTGCTTTCGCGGGTGCCGGTTCAGATTTACCTGTTGTAGATCAAACCACATGGACGGCCGGTGATAATCGTTCTCAAAAACTTGTCGAAGTTTGCGTTACAATTATTCTCTACAAAGCAAACATGAGAATTTCGCCGCGTAACGTTTCACCTTTGCGAATTATCAACTACATGGGTAACGATTCAGAACGCGAAACAAGAGGGCAAAGGGTTTTATATCCCACCTATTCCGCTTTAGGATGGTTACAAGCCGCTGCAATCGGAAATGACATCACACCCGAACTTCCATTAATTCAACCATCACAAGGTCGGAGTATTCGTTACGGAGGACGTCAGAAAAATATTAACAGCTACTAAATTATGGCAAATCAACTACAGCAGTTTTTAACAGCTATAAATCCTTTCGGAAAACAACCCCCCCAGCAGGAACTTAAAAAGAACTTGGCGGGTTACATCGCGCCTGTACAATTGCAGCGTATTCGCCAAGACGTTCAAACATGGCGTGAGGGTGTTATCGAGGCAGAAAATGCATGGTACCCTCACCGTGTGAAAATGCAACGGCTTTATATTGACACGATAAACAATGGTCATGTTTCAGCAGCATGGGAGCGCCGCAAAGATTTAACGATGTTGAGGAAATGGGACTTTGTAGATGAGAAAGGGAAACCAGTTCCCGAAATATCGGATATATTTTTAGATCTTGTAAATGGTCAAAGTCAAAATAAAACATGGTTTAATAAATTCCTTTCTTATGCCTTGGATGCTCAGGCTTTTGGATATTCTTTAATTGCTTTGGGCGATATTGAAGAAAATGCGTTCCCTAAATTGAATATTATAAAACGATGGAATGTTTCACCTGATCGATTGAATGTTACGAATTTCACCTATTCAATTTCCGGTGCTCCTTTCATGGACGAACCTTACGCAGATTGGCACATATACATACCAACCGTTAATGAGATAGGCACATCACCAAGCGGCTACGGATTTTTATATAAGGTTGGAATTTATGAGATTTTCCTTCGCAATCTTTTGGGTTTTAATGGTGATTTTGTGGAATTGTTCGCCCAACCTTATCGGGTTGGAAAAACAGACAAAACCGATACTGTTGAATTGAATGCTTTCGAGAATTCACTTCAGCAAATGGGTTCGTCTGGTTATGCAATTACCGGAACAGATGATGTTATTCAATTTCTTGAAACAAAATTAGGCGGTACAGGATATTTAGGCTATGATAACTTTGAAGCCCGTTTGGAAAAGAAAATCAGTAAGCTGATCCTTGGCCATGCAGACGCTATGGATTCCGTACCTGGAAAATTAGGTAACACAAACGGGGAAGATAATCCAGTACAGCAAGCAATGTCAGACAAGCAAACAAAAGACGGCGCCTTTGTTTCAAACGTGGTAAACAATGACCTGATTCCAAAGATGCGCAAATTAGGCTTTATGATCCCGGACAGAGTTGTGGCAGTAATGAAAAACGATCAGGAAGTAAAAGAAACAAATGACGCGATAATTTCACAATCAGTCGAAATGAAAAAAGGCGGTTTGCAAATGGATTCAGGTTACTTCACAAAGCAAACAGGAATACCGATTGCAGAAGATGTCGCTCCGGCCCCTGCTTTTACCCCTTCAATTAAAAACAAATTGGAAAAGATTTATAACGTTCATAAACATTAACCCATGGAACCCACAACAAACGAAAAGATAGATTTTGTAAAACAGCAGCTTTTGACCAATCCAAAACTATTGGCACAACAGAAAGCAAAGTTTGAGAATGCATTTGGGAAAGATTCAGAAACCAGAACACCGAAACAATGGCGAAGACTGGTAAAAGTTTATGGCATGAAGTTGATTTGTAATACTGAAAAACTGACAAAGGAACAAATAAAAATACGTTGCAGTGGCAGAAAAGTTTAAATATACCGATAGCCAAATCAGTGATTTGTTGGATGGGATTTATGCCGGGCGAATAACCGAGTATAATATTCCACATGACTTATATTTTGCTATTTCTGACTATTTGAAGTCCGGGGTTTATCAGGGATTTGGCGGTGATCTGACTAAGTTTGCCGGAAAGGATTTGGAGTTACTGAATGACTTGCGGGAAAACACATATTTATTCTCAGGTGGAAAAGCGTTTCACCAAATCAAAGAATATAGAAGTTTATTACTCGACGAAAACGGAGAATTAAGAAGTAAAAAAGAATTTACACAATTAGGACATAAAGAGTTTTCAACGTGGAATGAGGCTTGGGGGTTGAGCGAAAGACAAACAGCCATAGGACAGGCTCAGATGGCTTCTAAATGGCTGAACGTAGAAGCGAATGCCGATCTATTGCCTATTCTCGTATTTGACACAGCAGGACATCCTTGTCCTATTTGTGATCCTTATAATAACTTTGCCGCACCCGTGAGCGATCCTGTTTGGAGTTGGCTTACACCATTGCTTCATTTCAATTGTGAGTGTACCGTAAGACAAGAAGAAAAAGACTACCCACTGGCTCCAAAAGGTGAATATGACAAAATCACAGGAATGAAGGAAACCGTTTCACCTGAATTTCGCATGAACCCAGGAAAGGACAAAGTTGTATTCAATTCAGATCATCCTTATTTTTCCGTGGATAAAAAAGATATTAAATTTGCGAAAAGGAATTTCGATTTGCCGATTCCTACAATGGAACAAGAACTAAAAAATAAACCATGACACCAATAAAAGCATTTCAAAAACTATTCGAGGCAAGAGATACGATTCATTTCCTGCACCTGAATACGACATCGTACGAAGTTCATAAGGCTTTAAACAAGTTTTACAAGGAATGGATTGATCTCGCAGACCTATTCATTGAGACCTACCAAGGAAAGTATGGCAGAATTTCCGGGGCAATCACAATCGAAGCGAATACGGATATAGACATACTTTCCTATTTAACGGAATTACAAGTATTTTTAAACCGGGATTTGCCCGCTTTGTTGGATGACTTTGATTCCGATTTGGAAAATGTTATTGCAGACATGAAAGGTTTGGTAAATCATACGTTTTATTTCTTAACTTTGAAGTAATGGAAAAATTCAATTTTGAGCAGGTGAGAGAACAACTTCAGCAAACCAAACGGGAGCTGATCGTAATATTATCAAATCAGGCTCAGAATTATTTTTTAAGTTCATTCAGAAAGCAGGGATTTGGCGGCGAAGCATGGGAAGAAGTACAACGCCGGGAACCCGGAACGAAATCATACAAGTACCCAAAAGGAAAAGGGCTACAAAGACGAACCAGCCCAATCCTGACGGGTGCAGGGTGGAAGGTAAGAGGAGGAACATTACGCCGGGCAGTGTCAAATATGGCACGTACAGCGCAAGTGAGCCAAAGCAGTTTTAAAATGATTGTAGATGTGCCTTATGCCGGTTATCTCAATGAAGGGACACCCAAAATGCCACAGCGTCAATTTGTAGGACAAACGGCTGAACTTACTCAAATGCAAGAAAAAAAGATTATTCAAATAGTTGACAGAATATGGAAAGCACAACCGATATATTAAAAGAATTGAAAATTCGTGATGTTGAACTATATTGGGGTTTTCAAAATCAACCAATTTCAGCAAGCTATCACGTTTCGCATGAAAAATTTGTAAAGGATAATTGGGATGAAATCAAAACAATAACAATAGACCAATGGCAGGCTTAAAACAACCATTACAAGATATATTAACACAACTGAGCGCAATACAGGTTGTTAATTCAAATTCACAAACCGTGAGCCTGTATTCAAGGCTTTGGAATAACCAGCTTCGGGATGTTGACAAGATCGCACCATGGCCGATGCCTTCTGCTTTTATCGAATTGTCGCCAAACGTGAGCTTTGAGATTTTAGGCCAAGGATTCCGTAATGCAGACTTAGGTATTAAAATCCATTTGCTACACCAGTATTATAATATGGATGGGACAATGGAACAAGACCTGACCATTTACGATTTGCGGGATTTGATCATTGAGAAGTTGACAAGCTATTGCCCGACTGCCTGCGGTCAAATGGTCTGTATTAATGAATCACCCGATAATGATCACGACAATGTTTATCATTATATATTAGAATTTGTTTGTAACTTTGTGGATAGCAAAGCGAACCCAGTAGATCAAGGAAAAGAAATTGAAGAAATAATCACCGGCTTAGATACAAATATTGTAAATGGAGGAGTGCCGCCGGTGGCTCCTGACGCAAATCCTGAATTTATAATACCACAATAATGGCGAGAACCGTAGCAGCAGTGCAAACTCAGATCGAAACAGAATTAGTCGCAGACTTTGCGGCTGTAGGAATAACGATTGACCCGACAAAATGGAGCAAACGAAATATGATGCGGTTATTCTGTTATATATTTGCCGTTTGTGCGGCATACATAGAACAGTTAATGGACATCATGGAAACCACGGTTGAAACGCAAGCATCCCAAAGCGCTGCCTCTTCCCCATTATGGATTCAGGCTCAAATGTTCGAGTTTCAATATTCAGCAACCAATCCTCAGGTTATCCAGTTGATCAACACTGTGCCAACATATCCGATTATTGATCCTACATTAAGAATTATAACAGCCTGTTCTGTTACGTCAACAACTCCAAATGAAGTAACGATAAAAGTCGCAAAAGATAATCCTTTTCAGGCTTTGGATGCTTTGACAGAATTAGCCGCTGCACAAGGATACATTAATTATAAAGGCACGACAGGTATTAATTACACGGTTGTTTCATTGTCCGCTGACAGAATCTACATTGATGCAAACATATATTATCAAGGGCAATACTCAAATGTTATTCAGGCTAATGTAATTGCAGCCATTGAAGCATTTTTGCAAAACCTTTCGATCACTAATTTTGATGGAAGTTTGAAAATGACCGATTTGGAAAATGTCATCCGAAATGTGCAGGGAGTGAACGATGTTGTTTTGGTCAATGTTCGGGGACGCGCTGCAACATATCCTTTTTCAAATGGAATTGATTTGATATTGAACCAAAAAGTATTACAGCGTCTTTGGAATACAGAGGCTGGGTATTGCGTTCAAGAAGATACAACAGGAAAAACTTTTGCGGACACACTTAATTTCATTGTTGAATGATCTTTGATTTTAACATACCACAAGCTTCAATTGAGCTTTTGCCGCCCGATAAGCGATACACTGGAAACATTACCTTTATAAAATCACTTTTGTCTGCTTTGCAATGGGCTCATGATCTTTTCTTTGATTCATATTATAACGGAACCACGGCACCGGATTATTCACCAGGGACATATAACTATTTAGATCAGGTAGTTTACAACAAACAAGTTTATTTATCGAATATTGATAATAATACTGATGCTCCGACTACAGTAAATTGGACGTTAATTCAAAAAAACTTCATAGGACTAAAAGAGCGAATTTTATATAATGGTTCAAAAATCGTTCTTGAATATGCTATGAACAAGGAATTTGGAGGGACGTTTCGGCAACCAGGTGGGGCAAATAGCGATATTTACACAGAAAATCTTCCATCTTCTGAAGTTGCTTTTGTTGTCGGGACAACCGAAGCGACAAGTAGCTCAGTTAGTATCAATGCATCTGCTTACGATCCTACACAAACCTATGCACTGAATAATTTAGTGTATTACGCAAATAAAATGTATTCATGCTCAACAGCTATAACGATCCCGGAAACATTTAATTCATTACATTGGACATTTTATAAAACTATTGGTTTTTCAATGGCTTATGCATATCTGACTAATTTTCAAATAAATGTACCCACAGCATTGTTAGATATTTCCATTGCAGAAAACAAACAATCAGTTATAAACTTTGTAAAAAAATACTTACCTTCGTCACTTATATTTACAGTAGTAAATTATTAACATGAAAAAATTAGATATAACACCAATAACCGCGTCCGTACAAATGCCGCTCAAATCCGGGACGTTGCAATTCCTACAGGATGCTAATACAGAAGCATTTGCCGCTTTACTAACTGCCTTAATCGGGCCGACTTATAACCCGTCAACGGTTTATATTCTTTATGGTATTCAATTAGCGAATTGGGTTACCCCTAATTTTTCATGCGCTGCTGGTGCCGCCTTTTATGGTGGTGAAATTTATTTAATTGACGCCACCGTGTTTTCAATTACCGGTGTAGATGTTCCTGTTTTTTCACTTGGCATCACTCAGTACACGACCGACGCCGACCCGGTTACATTTACAGATTCTTCAGTACACAATGTTCATAATATCCGTAAATTGGTGATCAGTGCCGGGGCAACCGGTAGCGGAATAGCTGACTTTGGAAGTGCTGTATTCTTGAGCTTCTACATTCCTACTCCCGTAAATCTAACTCAGGCGGGTGCAATAACAATTACTGGAACATATCCTAATTTTACTATTTCATCTCCAAACGTAGGAATTCTCAACCCCGTTCTTGCGGCAGGAAGTACAAATGTGGGTGATGTTTCTCCAGGTTCAGGAACTGATTTAGTTGTTACATTTGACATTCCTTTGACAACATCAGCCTATTATATTCAAGGTTCGGTAGTTTGCAATGGAAATGCTACGCAGGATGTTCTTGTGGTATGGGGAATTAAGGCAAGATCAACAACTGGTTTTACAATTCACTTCCAAGAGGTATCTGCAGTTGTCCAAAATATTGCTTTTGAATGGATCTGTTTTGCTAAATAATTATGAAAAAATATCCTAATCCAGTTATCGACTTAGAACATTATCAAAAACAGCATAATATTGCTATTGATATGTGTGCAGCCTGTATTATCCACGAAAGAAAATATTTTCATGACGTGAAAGCCTTAATTCTGAGTAATGCTTATTTCAATATTCTAAAAGAATGGGTAGCCAGAAATTACGGGGATGAAGTCGCTGAAAAGGATTTTTTTCTTGATGGCGTTGAAATGAAAAAAGAATCTATTATTTCCGGAAAAACTTTACGGATTGAATACTTCAAAAATGAAAACTAATGGCTAAATACGATTCAATTAGGGTTTATTTACCGCCTTTTTATAAGAAATTGGCAGATGCGCGTGCAGAGTTCAACGGTCAAAGCGCAAGCTCGGTAGTGGCAGACGCAGTGAAAAAAGTATTTGATGAGATTCCAATGAATGAACGTGAACGAATGTTACGTCATGCGGAAGTGAATAAATCTATAGAGAAGGATTAGTTCGTTATGGGTTCTTTTTTAGCCGGGGCATTATTGCTTCGGCTTTTTTATTTTAGTGCCACATACGGCACACTTTTTCTCAAAACAATTTATCGGTGTTAATTTTACTGTGAAAAGTAAAAACTATGGTTTATTGTATTGACCCGTCCGCAGCCGAACCAATAATGTTATTAAATCAGCATATCGGATATGACGAAGAAGACGGACAGGGAATAATCGGAGCAACCTTTTTGCAGGAACTTTTGCAACTGGACACGCTGGGGAAGAAAAGAATCCAAGTATGGATTAATTCGCCCGGTGGAGTTGTTACGGATGGATATGATATTTATTCAGGAATCCTAAAAACAAAAACCCCCGTAGATACTTTTTGCATTGGTGCGGCCGCTTCAATTGCAGGCGTTATTTTTCAGGCAGGCAGGAAACGGATCATGACTGATTACAGTTGGCTTATGTATCATAATCCTTTTGGTGGTGGTGACGGCGTGAACGATACAAAGATGCTGAATGTAATGCGCCAATCGCTTATAACAATGATTTGCCAACGTTCAGGAATGAGTGAAGACGATGCTTCAAATATGATGAAGCGAACAAGTTTTATAGATGCTTCCGAAGCATTGAAAACCGGGCTTTGCGATCAAATAGACCCATCATTCGCCGAAAACACAAAGTATTTAAAGAAAATTTCTGATGTAGTTCAACTATATCGCGAATCCAATAAAGTATTAAACTCAGTATTAAACAATTCAAATTCTAAACAAATGGAAGGTGTTAACCTCACAAAAGTAACCATGCGTTTAAAGCTAAACGATTCAGCTCCGGCAGACGATATTGTAAAAGCTATTGACGCAATTGAAAATCGGGCATCTGTAGCAGAAGCCAAGGTAAAAGAAGTCCAGGATAAAGCCAAATCCGAAGCAGAAGCAAGCGGAATGGAAATGGACGCTCTCAAAGAAAAATTAGCTAAGGCAGAAGCCGCTTTTGAAAAAGCTAAGAAAGACTATGAAGACGGTAAAGCAAAATTGGATGCAATGACCGCCGACAAAAAAGCCGCCGAAGATGCAGCAAAAGAAGCAAAGGCCAAAAACATGGTTGATGAAATTGCCAAATCTGGCAGGATCAAAAACGAAGAAACCATTAAATTGAAATGGGTAAAATTGGCCATGGAAGATTTTGACGGTACCAAGGAAATGCTGGAATCAATTTCATTGAACAAATCGGCTGTGACTATTACTGATCAGGTTGCAAACAAACTTGACAAAGGTGTTTTGCCGACTACTGCAGTTGGCCTGACCGTTAAAAACAGACTTCGCAGAGAAGGTAAACTGGCATAATTATTAACAATTAACAATTCATAAAAATGGCACTACAAATTAATGATACCACTTATGCCGGAACATTCGCAAGTTATTTCTGGCTGCCTGCAACCTTCGGGATGGACACTGTTCAAAAAGGCGTCGTGTACGTTCAGGACGGTATCAAAAAACAACACACAATCGGTCGTGTAGACTTTGCAAACCCTTTACAAACAAGAGCAGCAACTCCTACCACATCCGGAACTTTTACCGTTGATGGTAGGGTATTGGCCCCCGAGGATCTAATGGTTTACACCGAATTTAACCCGCGAGATTACGAACAACATTGGTTGGCTGAAGAACTCGACCCAACTTTGTTAGCTCGTGAACTTCCCGTTACCGCTGAAAACTACATGATGCAAATCGGCTTGGAAAGAACGTTTGAGCAAATTGAGCTTGGTCTTTGGATGGGTTCAAAAAGCTATACTGCAACTCCGGGAACCGCTGGAAATGGCCAGATTTGCTTCTTTGATGGATTTATCAAAAAGATGCTTGCCGATGCAGCAATAAAACAAGTCGCTTCACCTTTGCCGTTAGTTGCTACTGCTTCGGTTGCAGCCACTTCGACAAACATTCTGGAAGCATTGGATGGCCTGATCAACTTGGCCGCCGCTAATAAGAAAGCCTTATTGAGTCGCCCAAATCGTTTCAAAAGACTGAAATTCATCATGTCAGTAGCCAGTGAACAATTGTATCAGGCTGCCTTGACTAATCTGACTTTCAAAGGTCAGGTAACTCAATCCGGCGAAACAATGCCATGGAAAGGTTTCCAAGTTATTTCTTTGGCCGGTCTTCCCGACAATACAATTCTGTTTGTTGAAGCCCTTGATGATGTTTCTTCTAACCTTTACGTTGGAATGAACAGTACCGAAGACAACAACCTGCAACTGCAAAGACTTCAGAATAACAGTGAACTGTTCTTCCTGAAAGGCCTGATGAAATTTGACGTTCAATACGGATTCTCAGAACAGGTGTTTTTGTACACTACATTAACTTCAGCATCTTTTAACGCTTAAAAAACAGAAAAAATGAAAAAATTATTTAGTTTGATATTCATGTTGTGTATTGCCGGATTTATGTTCGGGCAATCCACAGCACCCAGATTCGGGACTGCTGTAAATCAGGATAATACCGGTCGAGTATTGACGTATGCGTACCATTCGATTACAGATGCCGCAGGCGCTGACACTGCGATCATTTCTCCGAATGCTTATTCAACTATTTATAAAATTGCCTGTTTGGATAGCCTTGTTTTGGGGAATCCAAACGTCTCCACTTCGTACTTGGGTGATAATATTACTTTGATCGCCACAAGCACAACCGGAACACCTTTGATTAGATTCACCGGGGCAAACTGGAAGGTTTCTGTCGATTCTCTGCACCTTTCTACACACCTTCGCGCCGTTTTAAAATTCGTCTTTGACGGGACAAAATGGGTCGAAGAAAGTAGATTGGCTCAGTAATGGATTTAAAGAAAGTTTTTGAGGCATTGCCTCATATAAACACAATTTGGGTTAAAGATGGGCAGTTTCACCTTCACGGAAACAACGGCGGCAAAAAGACAGAACGTGCAGATGTTTTCAAAGTTGAAAAACCCACACCCAAGCCAAAAAAATAAAAGATGGCACGTGGAAATATAACATTTATCAAAGGTACGGGCGCCAGCAAAAGAGTATCTGCCGGACAAGACTATATTAGCGGACTGATCTTATACACTGGTACCCTACCTTCTGGTTTTACGACTGCCGATAATATTAAGCAAATTTTTAGCACTATTGACGCTGAGAACCTTGGTATTTTGGCAGATTATAATGACGAAACTAAAGGCGCTGCAACTGTTGTTATTGGAACCGCCGGGGCAACCGGGGAAACATTAAACATATCAATTGCTGAACCTTTGGGCGTTGTGGTTGATTTTGGCACTTATACCGTGCCAGCTCTCGATACTACAACGACTGAACAGGGTGATGCTGTGGCTGCCATGATTAACGCCCGAACATTGGTACATGGTTACACCGCTATAGATACCGCTGGGAGTGTTGCTATTACAGCACGTGCCGGATTAGGTGTTTATTCGCCTGTTATCACACTGACACAAAACGCAACCCCTACAATGGTAGTTACAAAGACAGCCTTTACGGGTGGTGCTGCTTCATTACAGGCTGTTTGGCATTATCACATCGCTGAATTTTTCCGTGCAAATCCTGCCGGTCAGTTATGGCTTGGATTTTTCCCGGTTCCTGCAACTTATACATTCTCCGAGATCACTTTGTTGCAGACAAAAGCAGCCGGAACGATTCGCCAAGTTGGAATCTATGTAGATTCTAAGGCTTACACTTCGGCCGACATAACCGCTATTAACACCGAGATTGTCACATATAACGATGGCAACCATAAACCCCTTTCTGCTTTATACACTGGGGACTTAACGGCAACGACTGACATTACACAGGTCGCTGACTTATCGTTATTGTCAGCAAATAAAGTCAGTTCGATTATCGGACAAGACGGGGCAGCATTGGGAGCATCTTTGTTCTATGCTTACGGCAAGAGTATTACACAATTAGGTGTAGCACTTGGAATGTTATCATTGAGCGCCGTTTCGGAAGACTTCGGACAACCTGCAAAATTCAATTTATCGAATGGAACAGAAAATGACATTCCAGCCTTCGCAAATGGTCAGCTTTTAACCGATCCCTTGTTAAGTGATTCGGCCTTGGATGCCATTGATGCCAAACGTCAAATTTTCGGGCAGACTTATGTTGGATATGCCGGAACATTTTTCAATGACAATCATACTGCGATTGCTATTACATCTGATTACGCATATATAAATGACAACCGTGTGATTGACAAAGCTATTCGAGGGATTTATTCAACTTTGATTCCTTATCTGAAAGGTAAATTGTTGAGAAATGCGGACGGAACGCTTAAATCAACTACGATTGCATTCTTTGAATCTCAAACACTTTTGCCTCTATACCAGATGTCTCGTGATGGAGATTTAAGCGATGTAAGTCCATCGGATGTTTATATTGATCCGACTCAGAATGTTGTTTCAACGAGCACCTTGACCATAAATGTGGTGTTGAATGAAGACGGCATTGCAAGAAATATTTTAGTTCCAATCTCATTTAAATAAAAGACTATGACACCTTTAATCAACGGCGTTTCGTATAGTTGGGCAAGCATATCCTTTAATCTTTTTGGCGTTCCTGTTGCAGGGATTGCTTCTATTGACTATAACCGCAAACAAGAAAAAACGAATAATTACGGCGCTGGGCCAGACCCGGTGAGCCGTGGTTATGGTCGTAAATCCTATGAAGGTTCGATTGAGCTTTATTTGGATGAATGGAAGAAAGTAATTGCAGCCGCTCCATCGCGCGATCCTTTGGCTATCGGATGGTTCGACATTCCGGTAACTTACGGTAATTCTGTGGCTGATGCTACTTTGGACGTTCTTCGAGGTGTGGAGTTTATGGAAGATCCATTCTCCGCCAAAGAGGGCGATACAAAATTAATGGTAAAAATTCCTTTAATAATTGCTCAAATAGACCGAACATGACAGAAATAGAAGCAAAGGCCGCTGAATTGGCCAAAAAATATGGAATTCCTAAAGTTCACATTTACACGGGTGAAGACGAAAAGGGTAAACAGATTATAGGTTACATGAAGGAGCCTACATATCTTCAAAAGTTAGTCTCTTTGGATAAAATGGCGACTACTGGTCCCTTTATGGCTGGTGATGAATTACGTGAAGCAATTACCATCAAAGAAGATAGTGACCCAAGAACTTATGATACAAATCCGAGTTGCGATAAATACCGCTTAGGAATGACATCCGCTTGCATTGCAATTCTGGATATTTACCAGAATTCGTATAAAAAAAAATAGCTGACGCTATCATTACGAATGCAAGTCCTGACTATGCACGAATGGCAGCTCTAATAAGGGGCTGCCTTCATGTTAAAATTGAGAGATTAAACGAGGAGGAGTTTATTGAGGCATGGGCGCAAACAAAATATTATTTAGAAACCGTTAGTCAAGTGAATTTTAAATGACAAATACCGTAGATTATGTTTTAAACCTTCGAGACAAAATCAGTCCCGGTCTTGAAAATGCAAACACAAAAGCCAAAGGCCTTGAATCTACTATGGGGGGAATTAAAAACGTCATAGGTAAAATCGGCATCGCTATGGGCGGCATGATGCTTGCCATGAAAGGGTTTGAATACCTAAAAGAAGCCACGGCCGAATCCGGAAATCTTAAAATAGCACAAGACCAAGTCAGGGCTGGTTTAAAATCTACCGCAAACGCCGCCGGGATCACTTACAAGGAAATTTCAAAAATAAACACGAGCTTATTTCATGCTTCCAATTTCACAAAGGAGCAGTTAATGAGCATGCAGTCGATTATCGTTACTTTTCCCGGAATTACAAAAAAATCATTCGGCTCAGCCGGACAGATTATAGCAGATATGTCAACCCGCATGGGGCAGGATGTTAAAATGACAGCGATCCAAGTTGGTAAGGCATTACAAGACCCTGTTTTAGGTGCTACTGCCTTAAGACGTGTTGGTGTTAACCTTACAGCCGAACAATCTGCAGCTATTAAAAAACTGGTTGCAGAAGGCAAAAAGCAGGTGGCCCAGCAAATGATAATGACCGAGCTAAACAAAGAATTTGGCGGGTCTGCTAAAGCTGCTTATGATGCGTTGCCGCTTTCCGAATATGGAAAGACAATGGCGGACGTTAAAGAGAAGATCGGTGATGCTGTTTTGGCTTTGGAAACCGCCTTAGAGCCTGCTATTACAACTATTGGAAAAACTATTATGATTGTAATAGATTCTTTAGAAGCGTTGTTTCATTGGATGAGTGAAAATAAAACCATTATCGAAGCAGTAACTATAGGTGTTGTGGCAGGTGTTGTGGCATGGAAAGCCTATAACTTAGTGACTTTGATTGCTTCGGGTTCGATGTTAAAATTCATATTTGGATTAACTGGAATGTTTTCCGGAATAATTGCAAATACAGCCGCAGTTTGGGCATGGACAACAGCATTACTGGCAAACCCGGCAGTTTGGGTTGCAATCGGTATCGGGGCATTAATTGCAAGCGTGGTAGCGTTGACCAAACACTTCGGGGGTTTCAAAAACATGATAAAAGGAGTTTGGGAAATCCTAAAAGCCTTTGCCTTGGGTGTTGGAAATGCTTTTAAAGGACTGGCTGAAATTATTGTAGGTGCGCTGACATTTAACCCGGCCAAAATGGTAGCGGGATTAAAAACAACAGTCGAAGCCGTAAAAGATGCAGGAAAAAATATCAGTTCAGCATGGAACAATAGCGATGCAAAAGCGGCGGCAGAGAAAGGGAAATCATTAATTCCGCAAACAGGCAAACAGGGATTAATGGGAAAATCAGGAACACCGGGACAGGTTACAAAGGCACCTGCAACAAAAGCAACGGGACAAAAGAACATTAATATCCATGTTGCTTATAATGCTCCGTTGATAAAAGACTTTACAATTTCGACAACAAACATTCAAGAGGGATTTTCAAAACTGAAAGAGAAAGTTACCGATATATTAACTTCAGCGACACACGACAGTCTGATGGTAGCGGAATACTAATATGAAAGATTATATTTTAGGCGGACAAAAGCCAGAAGGATTAATTTTAAGCGGCGCGCGAGTAGCGGGCGAAAGAATTGCTATAGGAATTGCACGGGCGCGCGAGAATGCAAGTGGTGATAATCCTTACACCGGGAAAATAAAATATCCTTCAGAACTTCCTGATGTTTCTTTGTATTCATCTGATTTGGGTACACCTGTCTATGCTGACGTTACATTTGGAAATTCCCGGACTCCGACACAATGGAGTGATCACTACGGAAACATCTACACACTCCCTGTATTGACATTGCAAGCTATTTTGATTGACGTTTCCTTTCCGAGAAATATTATTAAAACCATAATTCAAGGCCGGAACGGGACCGTAAAAGAATACATCGGTGAAGGTGACGCGCAAATAAGTTTCCGGGGGGTGATAACCGGAGCAAATGGTCATTATCCGATTGAAACAGTCGAGATATTAAAACAGATCATTCGCGCACCTATCGCTATTCCAATTGTATGCACTTATTTAAACACGCTGGGAATTGATTCTATAGTCTTTGAAGATCGAACTTTGAACCAGCAAGAAGGTGGTTATTCATATCAACAGTTCACTTTGAATGCGGTTCAGGACACACCGCAGGAATTTACAATCAACGGAATATGATTCGGGTCGTAACAAATATAGTCATCACTCAATGGACGCAATTAAAAGACGCCTCTGCACGAAATAAAACACTTACGTTTAATTTTGTGAATACATTCGAATGTTCGGCAAATTGGCGCGACTTGACCAATAGTGGAAAAGTTGTAATTCCTAAAAAACTTTCAGCAGTTGATATTGACGGTAATTCCTTTTCATTGGATAACTATTCAATTTCAGGATTCGGAAACAAGCCGTTATTCATGCGCGGCGATAAAATTCAAATTGATTTCGGATATAAGTTTTTCAGCAAAGGCGCTGAAGTTTATTATGGTTCTGATTCCGGTAACTCACATTTGTTCAATGGGTATATTTCAGATGTAGGCAGTAAAATTCCTATGGAAATACACTTTCAGGATAATATGTGGTTAATGAAACAAATACCATGCCCGACACACACTTTTAAGGCTACAGACACACTTGAAACGATTCTTACTTATGTTCTATCGGATTATAACAAAACTGCAATCGATAAAATATTGGTTAGTCAAATAACTCAAACAACTTTCGGGGCTTTTCGTGTCGGAAATGAAACGGTAGCGGAAATGTTAGGGCGGTTGCAGAAAGATTACCACTTTGAAAGTTTTTTTATCGGAAATACACTTTACTGCGGATCGCAAGTCTACTCAGTCATCACTCCAAGTACACACACGTTTACTTTTCAGTATAATATCATATCGGATGAACTGAAATACAAAAGAAAATCGGATTTGATATTAAGTCTTGTCGCATCGAATAAGATCGTAACAGCAACCGGGAATACAACCAAGGACGGCCAGCCGAAAATGAAAATGCAGCGTTTAGAAGTATTGATAACGATTCAGAACGGGCAAACAACGTATTTCATCAAAGAAAAAGGGAAAAATTATCCACCGAACACGGGCGGTGAAAGGATGAGTTTACCCTATCCTGGAGCGAAAACTATTGACGATTTAAAACGCCTGGGAACTGCTGAATTATTGAAATATTATTTTACTGGATTTAAAGGAAAATTTACTACCTTTGGTATGCCCATGGTTAAGATGGGCGATAATGTTACGTTAGTTGATAACGTACTACCTGAGCGAACTGGAACATATAAAGTTAGAGGCGTTGGTTACACGGGCGGAGTGAATGGAAATCGGCAAGAAATCGAATTAGATTATAGAATAATATGAGCGACAGAACAATAAAAGAAGCGATTAACAAACTAACAGGCCAGCATAAAATTGACCAGGTTACTTATGTGAACGCGGTTGTAAATTCTGTTGATATTCCGAACAGGGTGTGTGATTGTACCGTTATTGAAGGGAAAGTGGAATTTGAATTACCGACCGTTAAATTAATGGCGGTCATTGACGATGGGTTATTGATTGAGCCGACCGTTGGAAGTAATATAAAGATATTGTTTTCCGTTTTGATCGAGCCATTTGTAGTGCAGTTTTCCGAAATAGAAAATATCTGGATAAATGCAGTTTCAAAAATCAACTTCAATAACGGAACGAACACGACAGCAAAGGCCGACACTTTGCACACGGAATTGAACAAGGCAAAGAAGCGAGTAGATGACTTAATTAGCGCGATTAATAGTTGCGTTCCGGCTGTATCTGAAACGGGGTTAACGGCCTTAAAAGTATCAGTCGCCGCAATAGTGAACGCCGAAGATTACTCACAAATAGAAAACACTGATATACTCCATGGCAATGCGTAACGATATATTATTAGACAACAACGATGTTGTGGTAAACAATAATGATCTGGTTTGGGTGCAGAGCGATGACCAGCATATCCAAGACACCATAAATGCATGTGCCGGTTGGTGGAAAGAGAATTTTCAGGACGGTGTAGGAATTATACAATATTTCAAAGGCCGCAATGTCCAGCAGGAACTATCTCGAAGCATGAAATTACAATTACAAACAGACGGTTATACTTCTCGGCCTTTGGTTAGCTTTGATACGAGTGGAAATTTAACAATAGATCCAAATGTCAGTTCTTAAAGCACTAAACGGACAGTCAATATTCGACATTTGTCTTATGACCTATGGCAGTCTGGATTATTTGAGTAAATTAATCATAGACAACGGAATTGATAGTATCAACTCCGTCCCGGCATCTGGTCAGGAATTTACATGGGATGAAACATTTGTCACAGGTCAGGTTTCAAAAACATTAAGCCAGATTTTAGCCACTTCGGTACAAAAGAACGGTAGCGTGTTATCGGTCAGTCCGGTTCAAAATCAAGGCGGTGGATTACCGGCACCAGGTTATTATACACCAGTTAACCAGATTTATGTTAATACTTATATGCAGACTTTAGACACTCAATACGTGGCCGGAGGAGGAGAGACGTTGGTAACTTTGACCGAATTGATTGGCGCAACTATTGTCCAGATCACAAAAGAAACGCAACCATTGAAACCGAGTGAATTTTCTTTAAATATTAATACAGGCGGAATAACACTGACAACTGCATTATCCGTTTATGAAACACTTTATATTATTTATACAAAAATGATAACTGGATGAAAAAGTTACTTTTAATATTATTTCTGTTTTTAAGTTCGTTTGCCTTTTCTCAAACGACTACAAAAGTTATTAGAGTTTCTACTGATTCGACATCATATGGAAATGGCGTGGCTCCCGGTGTTCTCATTGGTGATCTTTCGGGCGGAAAGGTTTATATTTCTTTAACGTCATTGGCTCCAAATCTTTCAATAAAAACATCCGGGTCTGGAATTCAGATTATTTCAATAACGCCAGCACAATCGCAACAAATTATTAATAATACAGATTCGATTGTTCAATTAAGGATAGATGTCAACGGGAAACTGAACATATCAGATACGGCAAATATGTTGTTGTATTACAGGAATAGGCTTGCGGAAAAGCTAAATATTTCTGACACTTCTGCTATGTTATTGTGGTATAAGAACGCCATTAATTCAAAATTAAATATTAGTGATACCGCAAGTATGCTGGCATGGTACAGGACGCAGTTAGGGCTTAAATTAAACGTTTCGGATACTACAGCAATGCTTTCTCCTTATGCAAAAAACGTAAGGGTAAATGACAGTCTTTCCGGCCATTTAACCCTAATAAAAGCAAATAGAGATTCCCTTGTAAGGCATAGAATAGAATTAAACACGATTGAAAGACTGCCATCATACGGAATTACATCTACACAGATTGCTAATTGGGATACAGCCTATGCCAATAGGATAGCCACCTTCACCACTACGGGCAGTTCAGGTGCAGCAACGTTCACGGGCAATACCTTGAATATTCCAAATTATACGTTAGCTGGTTTGGGTTATGCAACGCCCACGCTGGATCAGGTTACCACAGCAGGGGCTACGACGACCAATGCTGTTTCAGTAGGTTCAATTACTCCATCAAATCTTTCAACAGGTTACATTCCGTATAAATCAGCAACAAGTTTGGGTAATAGTCCTATTTATACTGATGGGACGAACGTCGGCATCGGGACAGCACCAGCTCAAGCTCTTGATGTGGCAGGGAATATAAATACTTCTGGACAATATATGATAAATGGTACTCAGGTAGCTTACCTCCCAGACCAGACTAACTTTACAGGAACACTTATTCTTGGTAATGGGGGAACGAATCTATTACATACCGCACCAAATGATGGACGATATAATACTTTTGTAGGAATTGGAGCAGGAAATGCCAACACCACAGGAGGCAACAACACAGCTAATGGTTATCGATCTCTCTTCTACAACACCACAGGATACAAAAACACAGCTAATGGAATGTATTCTCTCTGCTTCAACACCACAGGATACAACAACACAGCTAATGGTTATCAATCTCTCTACTTCAACACCACAGGATACAACAACACAGCTAATGGAATTCAATCTCTCCTCTACAACACCACAGGATACAACAACACAGCTAATGGTTATCAATCTCTCTACTTCAACACCACAGGATACAACAACACAGCTAATGGTTATCAATCTCTCTTCTACAACACCACAGGATACAGCAACACAGCTAATGGTTATCGATCTCTCTTCTACAACACCACAGGAGGCAACAACACAGCTAATGGATATCAATCTCTCTACGACCTTGGCTCTACCCAGACAGCAGGTTCGTTCATTGTTGGCATAAATTATACTATTGCATCAATAGGCACTACAGATTTCACAGCCATAGGCGCATCTTCAAACACAGTAGGAGTAA